CTACGAGCTCGAGGGCAACCCGCGCATCCTGACCAACCTGGGGTGCGCCTACCGCCGCCTCAATGACCGCGAGCGCGGCGAGGCCGCCCTGCGCCGGGCCGTCGCGTGCCTGCCGGACGACCCCAGCAGCCTCATCAACCTGGGCGCCGCGCACGTCAACGAAGGCGACCCGTACCCCGGCATGGCGCCGCTCGAGCACGCGCTTGCCCTGGGCCGCGAGGACGCCGCCTGGAACCTGGCGCTGCTGTACCTGGAGGCCGGCCGCTTCGGCGAGGGCTTCGACCTGTACGCGACCGGCGTGGGCCGCGAGCGCAACCTGCGGCGCTACTCCGACGGCAACACCCCGGAGCCGGTCATGCTGACGCCGGAGCTCCCGCGGGCCGGCAAGACCCTGGTGCTGTGGGCGGAGCAGGGCATCGGCGACGAGCTCATGTTTTCCACGCTCCTGCCCGAGGCGCGCCGCGACTTCGGCCGCGTGATCGCCGAATGCCACCCGCGCCTCATCAACATCCTGCGCCAAGCGTTCCCCGGCATCGAGTTCCACCCGACCCGGAAAGACGACTGGATAACCTGGCCCATCAAGGGCGGGGTCGTCGCCGACTACAAGGCGCCGCTGGGCGACCTGGCCCGGCTGTACCGCCGGACGCGCGAGTCCTTCCGGCCGGGCTTCCCCTGGTACGCGCAGGCCTACGACGCGGCCGAGGCCGCCGCCTACCGCAGCCGGCTGCTGGCGCTCGCCCAGGGCCGCCCCATCGTCGGCCTGGCGATCCGCGGCGGCGTGATGACCACCGCTCGCACCGAGCGGACCCTGCGGCCCCAGGACATCGAGCCGCTGTTTAGGGACACCAACGCGCTGTTCGTGGGCCTGGACTACGAGGACATGGCCGGCTTTGAGGCCGCGATCCTGGACCGCTACGGGCCAGGCCGCTACGTCAACCTCCCGGCCATCACCATCGCCTACGACTACGCGCACACCGCAGCCCTGGTCGCGGCGCTCGAGCTCGTCGTGACGGTGTGCCAGTCGGTCGCGCACCTGGCCGCCGGCATGGGCCAGCCCACCCGGGTGCTGACGCCGGCAAAGGTCGCCTGGCGCTACGGCCTCGAGGAGGAGGCCTGGTATTGGTACGACCACGGCGGCGCGCTCCTGTACCGCCAGACGCGGCCCGGCGGCGACTGGGGTCCGGCCATCGCCCGCGTCGTCCAGGACATCAACCACATGGAGCGCAGGACATGATGACCCCGCACCCCTTCGACCAGGTGCGCCGCTGGCACGTCCTGGCCGGGATCGTGATGCGCTTCGGCTTGCGCCGGTTCGTGGAAGTGGGCTGCAAGAACGGGCAGACCACGGCTTTCCTGCTGGCCGCGGAGCCCGAGCTCACCGCCATCACCATCGACCCGTGGCAGTCATTCCCGGAGCACGCCGGCCGCGTCGGCGGGGAAACCTACGAGGCCTGGGAATTCGACGCCATCGAGCGCGAGTACCAGCAGCACATGGCGCCATTCGGCGACCGGGTGACCCACTACCGCCAGACGAGCCAGGCCGCGGCCCAGGAAGTGCCGAACGAGAGCCGGGACCTGGTATTCATCGACGCCGCGCACGACTACGAGAACGTGAAGCACGACATCAAGCTCTGGCTGCCGACGCTCCGGCGCGGCGGCGTCCTGGCCGGCCACGACTACCAGCACAGGTTCCCCGGCGTGATGCAGGCGGTGGCGGAATCTTTCTGCCTGTTCGATGTCGGCGTCTCGGCCGACTCCGTCTGGTGGGTCCAGGTGGACCGCGGGGAGGCGCGCCGTGCCGCGTAACTACTGCTGGTTCATCACCGGCCAGGGCGAGCACCGGCGCATGCTCGAGGCCAGCATCGAGTCCGTCCGCCGCCACGACCCGCGGGCCGCGCTCCACGTCATCGACGCCGACTCCGCCCTGGCGCCGGCCGGCCCGATGATGCTGGCGAACATCGACGCCATCTGGACGGTCCTGGCAAACCTGCCCCGCGGCGACGAGCTCATCGCGCTGGACTGCGACACCATCGTCCAGGCTCCGCTGCCGCTACTCCACCTGGGCGAGGCCCAGGCCGACCTAGCCGTCACGTTCCGGGACCACGTCGCCCGCGGCCCCGACGGCGAGAAGCAGGTGGGCATCGCCGGCGAGCAGCCGTACAACTTCGGCGTGCTCGGCTTCCGCGCCTCGCCCGGCGGCCTCGAGGCCTGCCTGTGGCTGCGCGAGCGCGTGCGCCGCATGGGACCGCAGCTGCGGGCCTGGTACGGCAACCAGGTGGCCCTGGCCGAGCTCCTGGGCCCGTGCCCGAAGGACGACCAGCCCGACCTCCTGCTGGCCGACATCCCCTGGGCCGACGACCTGACGGGCACCGGCATCACCGTCGCCCGCTGGCCGTGCCAGGAGTGGAATTTCACCCCGGAGCCTGGCGAGTCCTACGCCCACGCCCGGGTGCTGCACTTCAAGGGCCACAGCCGCGACCTGTTCGGCCCGACCGCCAAGGAGCTCGGCCTGCCGTGGTGATCCCCGTCTACATCGGCTACGACCGGGCCGAGCCGGTCGCGTTCCACGTCCTCGCCTCGAGCCTCATCCGGCACGCGAGCAGCCCCCTGAGCATCACGGCGGTTGGCTCGTCGGTCCTGCCGCGGGACATCTACCGGCGGCCCCGCGGCCCGCACGACTCCACGGAGTTCTCCAACGCCCGGTTCGCCGTGCCGCTGCTGGCCGGGTACCAGGGCTGGGCCGTGTTCATGGACTGCGACATGCTGGCCGTCGGCGACCTAACCGAGCTCTGGCAGCAGCGGGACCCGTCCAAGGCGGTGATGGTCGTCCGGCACAACCACGTCCCAGAACACCGCCGGAAGTTCCTGGGCCAGGAGCAGGCCCGCTACAGCCGGAAGAATTGGAGCAGCCTCATGCTGCTCAACTGCGCGCACCCGGCCTCCCGGACCCTGACGGCCGAGTACCTGGCCGACGCGCCGGGCCTGGACCTCCATCAATTTGCCTGGTGCCGGGACGAGGAAATCGGCTTCATCCACGGCGGCTGGAACGTCCTGCTCACCGACGGCCGCCTCGAGCACCCGGAGCCGGCCGCGGCGCCGAAGCTCCTGCACATGACCCAGGGCGGCCCCTGGCACGGCGAGGCAACCCTCACCGGGATGGGCGAGGCCTGGCTCGGCGAGCTCCGCGCGCTTCTGGACGGCGGCAACCCGCGCGGGCTGGTAACCTCCAACGTGGCGCCGGATGTGGCGCTGCTGACTGTTCTCTACCGGAAAGGGGGTGATTCGCGTGAAGGGCAAGAAGGGCAAGGGCGGCGGCAAGAAGAAATACTGACCGCCGAGGGGCGGGCGCCGGAGGACGGCGCCCTGCCCATTGGGTGATCCCGTGAGCCGTCGCCGCGTCAACCCGAGCCGTCTACAATCCCCCCCGGAGCCGCGGTGCCCGATGTGCGGGCGCCCCACGGCCCCGGAGGGCGAGCACCATGGCGGGATTCCAGACGGTCATCGGCCAAGTCCTGACGGACATCAACCGGGGCAGCGAGCACAGCGCCCGCGTCCGCCTCGCGCTCGTTGAGGCCATCGAGCACTACCAGGCCGTCCGCTTCGGCTGGAACCAGAAGCGCGCCACCGCGGCCCTGACGAGCGGCGTGGAGTACCTGGCGCTGCCGTCCGACTGGATCGAGAACGACGCGCTTCGCATGGCCGTCAGCAGCAACGAAGTCCACCCCCTGCGGGAAGTGACCTTCGACTACATCGACGAGCGCAGCATCGACCCCACCCACCGCGGCCGACCGGCCTATTACGCGGTCCAGAATCGCAGCCTGCGGTTCTACCCGATCCCGGAAACCTCCTACAACTTGCAGATGAGCTACCACTACGCGCTGGGCGAGATTTCCCTGAGCGCGAGCGACAGCGCCAGCAACGCCTGGACCAATGAAGGCCTGGTCCTGATCCGCACGCGGGCCACCGCCGACGTGCTCGAGACGTACATCGGCGGGCAGGAGTCCTTCCAGCACGCGGCCATCCTTCGCCAGCGCGAGCTCGATACGCTCGAGCGGCTTAAGGCTCGCGCCAACCGCGAGCAGTCCGGCGCCGGCCTTAAGCCGTACATCTAGACCATGGCCGACTACGACCTGGTCGATACCGGCGACACGTTCCGCCCCTGGAACCTGCCGTTCCAGCAGTTCCCGGAGGAGCGCATCGGCATCGTCGCCAACAGCGACGTGAGCGGCGAGCTCGAGGCCTGCCGGCGGTACGCCGACGCGCACGGCATCCCGCGGGCCAACATCGTCAGCATCGCCGCCACCGACAAAATCGAGATTGCCACCGGCCTCCCGAACGATGCCGCCATCTATGAGCGTTTTGTCGCCCCGGTGCGCGAGCACGCGAACGAGCAGCGGCTCCTGGCGCACCTAGCCGGCCCGACCATCCCCCAGTCCATCCAGATTCCGAGCTCGCCCACCAACTACGTCCGCACCGACGAAATCCTGCGGAACGTTCGCCTGTGGAAGCAGCAAAGCGACCTCGAGCTCCTGCCGCTGAATGCCCCGCAAACCTACATGGGCAAGGTGAACCTGGACCTCAACAACCTGAACCCCGCGGAACCCAGCGACCTGCGCGACGCCTACTGGCCGCCGATGGCGGCGAAGTCCGGGCCCGGCGCGTGGACGCCGTGGGAATTCATGCGCCCCGAATACACGGCCATGTGGGGCCGGCCCGGGGGCGCGCTCGCCATCGGCAAAATCGGCTGGTGGCAATGGAACACCTACCGCCCGTTCAACAGCCTGGAGTTCGTGGACACGCTCAACGAACGCTACCTGGCGGCGCGGTCGCGGTCGCGGGCGGAGGCGCTGGCGCTGCCGCACATCGTCAGCATCAGGCCCGTCACCCAGAACCTTCACAACAGCTGGGCCTACTGGCAGGCCTGGCTCCGCAACAACCTCGGGATGTCCGTGAAGTGGGACGTGGTCGCCGGCGACGTCACCGAAGCCGTGGAGGGATACCTTGATCCCGCGTACCGGACGGCCGCGCTGGACTCCGCCCTGGTGCGCGAGCCGGCCTACTTCGTCGTCGGGGTGATGAACAACTACAGCGTCTATCCGCCCTGGAATGACCCGTACATCGCCCAGCGGTTCGCGGCCCAGCTGGGTGGCGGACTCATCGCCTCGCTGTCCTTCCCGTACCTCGAGGGCGGCTGGATGATCGGCGGCGACGGCAACCTCGGGCTCTGCACGCAGACGACCACCTATCACATCACCACGACGACCGCGACCTTCTACCCGAGCATCTACACCGCGCTCCTGCGCGGCATGTCCTGGCTCGAGGCCAACGCCTACGCGCGCGAGGCGCTGGGCGCCGGCGACCCGCTGTTCCGGCCCTACCCCGGCGGGCTCAACTACAGCACCGGCGCCTGGGATGCGTCGCTCGAGCTCACCTGGCCGGTGGACTGGGAGAACCCGTCGCCATCGCCAGGCTCGGCATCCTGGGAAGCCACCGCCGGCGCCGCGTCGGTGTGGTCGTAGTAGGCTACGCAGCGGAGGCCGACCATGCCGCTTGAGACAACCGCCACCTACATCAACAGCCTCAACGTGGCGTGGCCCGTCGGCACGGACCCGTTGAGCGTTGCTGACCAGCACATCCAGCTAATCAAGGCCGCCATCCGCCGCACGTTCCCGAACCTCGATTCCGCGGTGGAGGCCTCGCACCTGCAAATCAACTACCTGGTGGGAGTCAACCAGGCGGTGCAGACGCAGTTCACCAACCTGCGGGACGGCACCGCGACCGCCCGCAATGCCAACACCGCCAATACCGCCCTGTCAGCCAACTTCGCCAACGGCGCACGGTTCGCTCGGTCCGCCGCGGTGCTGGTGCAGCCCACGACCGCCTACGGCATCAAGCAGGCCGACGAGTCCTTCGCGTTCCCCGGCGACCAGGTGGACGTGGCCGTCGTCACCGTCAGCCAGTCGGGCCTCTACACGTTCCGCGGACTCATCGTCGCGGACCTGGGTGCGATGACCGCCAACGCCATCGTGCTGTTCGACCTGGACGGCTTCGCCACGTCTGACAGCGGGCGCTGGGCCGTCGGCGACCAGCCGGCATTCAACAGCAACCCCGTCAATGCATCCGCTTCCCTGCGCGCGCGCCTGCCGCTGCGCGTGGCGTCTGGCCCCGTGGTCGCAGCCGCCGAGTACGGCCCGCAGACGGCGCTGATTCCGGTGCATGGCCGCCTGTCCCTGGACGGCTCCGCCAGCCGGAACATCACGCTCCGTCTGACGACGTTCTCCGGCCTCTCGCAATCCATCAAGCGCGGCAGCTACGCCGGCGTGCGCCGCCTCGGCAACGCCGTGGAGCAAATCTAATGCCCTTGGAAACCGCCACCTACATCAACAGCCTGGTCGTCACCAACCCGGACGGGGCGGCCGATGCGCGCTCCACCCTGGACGACCACATCCGCCTTATCAAGGCCGCGCTTCGCCGGACGTTCCCGAACGTGACTGGCGAAGTGAGCGCGAGCAACAACGTGTTTGCGCTGCTCGCGACGACCAACCAGAACATCCAGGACCAGTTCACCAACCTGCGCGATGGCACAACCACGGCGCGCTTCGCGCTCTTGGCAAACTTCGCCGGCTTCGCCACGGAGGCCAACAGCGCGGGCTTCGCCACCGTCGCGCTCGAGGCCCCCACGCAGTTTCCCGTCTACTACTCCACGCTCACGGCCGAGGCGACCAGCCTAAGCGCCAGCGTCAATACCAGCCCGGACAACTTCGTCGCGCCGCGCGTGAGCCTGAGCCGCAGCGGCCTGTTCGCCATTCGGGGCGCCATCCGCTGCCAGGTAGTGCAGGGCGTCAGCAGCGCGTCCGTGCGGCTCGCCATCGGCCTCTCGGCCACCGGCGCCGGCAGCGGCACGTTCCTCCGCTACACCGACGGGTCCCCGTCGGGCCTGCTTGCCAGCATCACCTACAGCACCGCCGCGCTGGCCGCGTTCGTGTTCAAGGGCACGACCTCGCCGTCCGTTACCCCGGGCTTCGTCGGGCCGGCTGCCGGCACCTATGAGCTCATGGTCCACCTGGACGGAATCCTCAACGTCACCGCGTCGGCCCTGGCGGTGCTTTCGACCGTCGTAGACTGGCTCCCGCCCGCCGGCGGCGCGCAGACTCTCCTGGTCCAGAAGGGCAGCACGCTCATCGCCGAGCGGATCGGCGACTCCATCGCCGGAGGCCTGTGACCCATGGCAATCGCTCGCGTCGCCGGTGAAGTAGCGGGCGGCCTGCGGCCCGACGTGCCGGGCCTCATCCTGCCGGAGGGCATTTGGACCGACGCGCGTAACGTCCGCTTCCGGGACGGCAGCGTGGAGAAAGTGCGCGGCTACGAGCGGGCGCTCGGCAGCCTCTCGGCCACAAGCATCTACGGCACCAACATCAACGACGGCGCCACGGCTTACTGGCTCTATGCCGGGCAGACTGTGGTGTACGCCACCGACGGCACGACCCACGCCAACGTCACCAACCTAAGCGGCACGCCGAACGCCAGCCTGGAACTGGGGTTTACCGGCGGCAACTTCCACGGTTTCGCCATCCTGAATGACGGCGTAGGCGTGCCCCAGGTGTGGGACCCTGGGCTTGCCAACCGCTGCGTCAGCCTGACCGCGTGGCCGGCCAACGTCACCGCCCAGGTGCTCCGCCCGTTCCGTGACCAGCTGATTGCGCTTCGCATCACGGACACCGGCGACTACAACCCGCGCGAGCTCCGCTGGAGCACGCTGGCCGGCCCGGGCGCGCTGCCCGACGACTGGGACTACACCGACCCGTCGAACCAGGCGGGCCGCACGGAGCTCGGCGACACCGATGACAACCTGGTGGACTGCCTGGGCCTCCGCAACAGCCTCATCGTCTACAAGCAGTTCAACACCTACATCGCCGACCTGGTCGATGACGATGCCGTGTTCTCGTTCCGGCGCCTGTTCTCCCAGTCTGGCCTGCTCTCGGAGAATTGCGCGGTAGCATTCGGCGCGCGGCATTTCGTGGTCACCGACTGCGACATCATCGTCCACGACGGCAACAGTCCGGTCAGCATCGCGGACCAGCGCATGCGCCGCTGGTTCTTCACCCGCCTCAACGCCAACGCTTACCGCCGCACGTTCGTCATGGCCGACTACCGCAACCGGGAAATCTACGTCTGTTTCCCCGAGAGCGGCCAGGTGTGGCCCACCATGGCAATCGTCTGGAATTGGTCCGACGATTCCTGGCACATCCGCGAGCTCGGCCGCGCCATGGCATTCGGCACCAACGGCATCGTGCCTGGAACCAGCGCGCTCATTGACGCCGACACCCGGACCTACGACGACGCGGGCGAGCCGTTCGATGACGAGTCCTACAACCCGTCGGCGCTGCGCGCCATGCTGTTCGCTGCCGAGCGTTTCGATGCGTACCAGCTGGACACCGGCGAAACCTACGCCGGTGACACGATGACGTGCTACGCGGAGCGCACCGGGATCGGGCTGTCCAACATCGACCTAGTCCGCATCAAGCGCATCAAGCGCATCATGCCCCGCGTCCTCGGCACGACCGGCGACACGATCCGCTTCTACGTCGGCGTGCGCTCCGCCATCGACGGCACGGTCAGCTATCTGGGGCCGTACCTGTTCACCATCGGCCAGGACCACAAGATCGACCTCCGCATTAGCGGGCGGATCATCGACTTGAAAGCCGAATACCTGGGCACCAGCACTTTCCGCCTGTTCGGCTGGGACATTGAGTACGAGCCGGACGGCTACCGATGACCGCGCCGCGCTACGAGCCAGCCCCGACGCCGCTGGAGCCCACGCCGACCGCGCTGTCAGAGTACCTAGCGCGCGAGCTCCGCCGCCTAGGCAACCTGCTCCGCATCGTCGTGCTTCGCCAAACCAACGGGACGATCCGGCTGCCATCCCTGGCCGCCGATCCGGCCACCGCGGCCAACGGCGACTGCTACTACAACACCACGACCGACAAGGCGCGCGTGTACGAGGGCGGCCATTGGAAGAATCTGGCTTGATTCACCTGGTTCCGCCCGGCGCGATCCTTGAGGAGCTCTGGCCGCATGTTGCGCCGCTGCTGGCGCGGGCGCTGCGCCAGCACGATTTCCTGGACACCGACGGCCTGCGGCTCCTGCTCAAGGCCCAGCGCGCGGACCTCGCCATCGTGGCCGCCGACGGCGAGCTCGCGGGCGCCCTGGTCATGGAAGTGGTCCAGTACCCCGGCGTGCGTGTAGGCAACATCCTGGCCCTGGCCGGGCGCGATGGCTTCTACCGGGATCACCTGGACGATGCGGTCGCCTGGGCAAAAGCATGGTGCCGGGAGCGCGCCTGCCCTATCATCGGCTTCGCCGGCGGGCGGCCAGGTTGGCTTCGCTACGTCGGCAAGCGGGGATGGGTGACCCGCCGGTTTCTGACGGCTTGGACCTCGAGCCACGCCGATGCCATTCAAAACTCTGCGCGAGTACATGGACCGGAACATGCGGACGCCGCCTGGCGGGAACACGCAGAATCCGGCCCTTCAGATGGCGCTGACCAGCCGGGCGACGATGGGCGCCCCGAGCTACGCCGCGCGGCCGGGTAGCGCGCCCCTCCCTGCCAACTTCCTCGGCGCGATGCCGGCCGGCTTCGGCGGCCTGGTCCAGCAGTCGGTGGACCAGCAGCAGCCGTTCTCCGGCGGCGACCTCATGGCCCTCATGCAGGGCCAGCTGGCGAGCCCGGGCTACGGGCTCTACGGCCCCACCCGCTTCCCCGGCGGCGCCGCACCGACGCCGCCAACTGCGCCCCCCGCGGTCGGCGGCGGGGGCGGCCTCCTGTCCATGCTGCCTGGGCTTTTTAACCGCGTGTACGGTCGCGCCCGCGCGATGCAGTCGCCGGCGTACCAGCAGTCGCCGGCGTACCAGAATCATCTCATGGGGCCGGGGCTCTTCCTGTGAGCAAAGGCGGCGGCGGCGGCGGCACGACCACCACGTCCCCGTGGGGGCCGGCCCAGCCGTACATCAAGGAAGGCCTGCGAGGCCTCCAGGCGGCGTACCGGAACCCGGCGCAGTTCTTCCCCGGCCAGACGTTCGTGGGCCCGACGCCGTCGGAGCTCGCGGCCTGGGGCAACCGGCTGTCCTACTCGGACCAGGTGTACGGCGGCTCGCAGGCGCCGAAGTTTGGTGAGGCAACGGGCGCTCTGTCCGGCGCGCTCACCGGCAACACCGCGCTCGGTTCCCTGGCCGGCAACCTGGCCCCGTTCGCCGGCAACGCGCTCATGGGCGGCTGGTCCGGCTTCGGCCAGGCCGGCGGCCTTGATGCCCGCGGCGCCATCGGCAACATGCTGTCCGGGCAGCCGGACTACTCCGGCCTCCAGGGCGCCATCGACGCGGCCAATGCGCCGATCCTGCGGCAGCTGAACCAGGACATTCTCCCGGGCCTTGAGCGGCGCGCGTCGTTCCTCCAGAACCCCACCGGCAGCATCAAGGCGCTCAACCGCGTCATGCCGGAAATCGGCGAGCGGATGAGCCAGAACGCGCAGGCGCTCTACCAGGGCGAGCGCAACCGGGCGCTGGGCGAGCGGGCCCAGGCGGCCAACTTGGTCAGCCAGGGCGGGCTGTCCATGAATCAGGGGCTCATCGGGCTGGGCGGGCTGGCCGGCAACCTCGGCGCCGGGGCCAGCGGCGACGCGCTCCGCGGCCTGGCGCTGTTCCCCGGCATGGTCCAGGCGGGCGAGGGGCCCGGCAACCTGGCCCAGCAGTTCGCCGGCTGGGGCCGCGGCTTCCAGGAGCAGGCGCTCGCCGACCAGATGGCGCGCTTCAACTTCTACCAGAACCAGCCGATGGACTGGGCCAGCCGCTACCTGGCGATGGGCCAGGGCGCCGGCGGCCTCGGCGGGACGCAGGCGCAGAAGAACCCCGACGGCTCGCCGATTGCCGGGGCCCTGGGCGGCGCCATCACCGGCGCGCAGCTGGGCACGATGATCCCCGGCATTGGCCCCGCCGTCGGCGCCATCGGCGGCGGCCTCCTCGGCCTGTTCGGGTGACCTCATGACCGCACTTCCCGTCGAATCGCCCATTGCCCTCCCCGGCCTCGGCCGTTTGCAGATTCCGGGCGGGCTACCGCCGGGCGTGCAGGCGCCGGGCGGCCTCCTGTCGCGCATGAACGCCGGCGCCTACGGCATGCTCGGCCGCCTCGGCAGTTCCATGTTCGGCGTGCCGGCCGGCCTTGAGGGCATGCCCCCCGAGCTCATCCGCCAGCAGCAGCAGCAGGCGCTCCTCCAGCTGGGCCTCGGCATGCTGGCCGGCAAGGAGCGCGGCATGGGCTTCGGCCAGTCCACCTTGGCCGGCCTGAGCAACGCGCAGTCCGGCTTTCAGGACATCCTCCAGCAGTCCTACCGCAACACGCTCCTCAACCGCGAGGCGGCCCGCGCCGACACGCGCGACCAGCGCGACGAGGACCGCTGGCGCGCGGATCGCGATTACCAGATGCAGCGCGACCGGCAGTCCGACGAACGCTGGCGCGCCGAGCAAGACCTCCGCATGCGCGCCACGGAAGCCGACATCCGCGGACAGGGCGTGCTCGCGAACCAGCGGGCCCAGGAGGCCGCCGCAGCCGAGCAGGCGCGGGCCCGCGTCCAGGAGCTCACGAAGAAGCCCACGCTCACCGAAGCCGAGCGCCTCGAGCTTGAAGTCCTGACCGGCGGCGCCCCGTCGAACCTCATCCGCGCGCAGACGGGCCTGGGCATGTTCGGCGGCATGGGCATGTTCCCGCCGGGCCTCGGCATGCCCGCGGCCGATCCTCTCTCCGCGCTCCCGGACCCGCCGGGCTTTGGCGCGCAAGGCGGCGCTACCGGGAGCTACTAAGTGGCCGCACCTTCGTTTGACGAATGGGCGGCCTACGCGAAGTCCGCGGTGCCCGATGCCACGGATGACCGCATCCGGGCCGAATACCAGCGCCGCTACAACGCCACGCCGGTCCGCACCCAGGGCCCCGACCGCGACACCTGGCGGTCGTGGGCGCGCCAGAATGCGCCGGACGTTACCGACGACGCCATCGACGCGGAGTACGACCGCCGCTACGGCGCGCCCGCGCTGACTAGCCTCTCGCGCACGGTCAAGCGCGGCGCCGGCGGCCTCACGTCTTGGCTCGGCGACATGGGCAACGTCCTGCCGTCGCTGTTCGGCAGCCAGCCGGCCGCCGCGGCGGTCGCCGGCCTGAGCGAGGCAGGCGAGGGCTACGCGCGCCGGAACGCGATGTCGGCCGAGATGGCGAACGCGCCGTGGTACTCGCCAGAGAAGGTGCTAAACCAGACGCTTGAGGCGGGCATCGGCATGCTCCCGCAGCTGGCGTCCGGCTCGGCCCCGGTCGGCGCGACCATCGGCGCCACTCAGGAGGCCATGCCGTTCTACCGGGAGCTCCGCGAGTCGGGCGTCCCGGCCGGCGAGGCGGCGGCGCGGGCCGGCCTGTTCGGCGGCTACGTCGGGCTCACCGGCTTCCTGCCCCTCAACCGCATCTTCGGCCGGGCCCCTGGCCGCCTGGTCACCGGCGCGCTCGAGGCGACCACGGAGATTTCGGAGGGCGGCGTCCAGGCGGCGCTCACCCCCGGCAAGGGGCTGGCCGACATCGGCCCGGCGCTGCTGGCCGAGGCGGAGGGAGTCGGCGCCCCAGCGTTTCTCCTCGGCTCGCTGCTGGGCGCCACCGGCCGCGCCGGACCCCGGGGACCCGGGACCAGCGAGGACCGCGAGGAGCTCCTACGGCGCGCCAGGGAGGCCCAGGGCGAAGCCGCGGCGGCAGCCGCCCAGCCCCAGGCCCCGGCCGACATCGCTGGCGTGGGCGCTCCTGTGCAGCCGGACGGCACGATCCCGGGCCAGGCCGACCCCCGCAGCGGAGTCATCTTCCGCGGGCCGCCGCCGCCGCCGGAGCCGGCCGGCGTCACCGGCGTCCTCCAGGCCACTCCGCCCGGGACCGCGCCGCAGCGCCAGCCGGCGCCGGCCGTCCGCATCGACCCGGAGAGCGGGGTCCGGTACCCGCCGGGCTTCGACGGCGTCCTGGTCACCAACCCGAACGCGCCAGGCCTGGCCGGCGCCCCGCCGGCGGCGCCCGAGGCCGTGCCGCCCCCGCCGACGCGCCGGCCCGACGAGACGGACCCCGTCTGGCAGGCGCGCCTCAAGGCCTACGCGAAGCGGTACATCGACACCCAGCCGGCGCCGGACCCGGCGACCCTGCCGCGCCAGTCGGCCGCCTACTTCGACGCGCCGGAGGGCGCCTGGCGCGAGCCGCTGGACGCCCTGGTCACGACCAAGGGCCCGGAGGACAAGGGCGCCACGAAGGCGCTCACGCGCTTCCGCGCCGCGGCCCAGGGCATCCTGCCGAAGCGCGCCCCGGTGGACGTGGAGTTCACGGAGGACCGCAAGCTGCGGGTGCTGGACGGCAACGGCACCGTCAACGCGCTGCGGACGGTCGGCCTGGAGGACGGCGTCCCGGTGCGCGTGGCTCGCGTCGCGGTGCCTGGCGAGTTCGCGGCCGACGAGCGCCGGCTCACCGACGAGCAGCGCGCTGGCGTCGTGCGCGAGTTCCGCCGCGCCGAGCAGGACCTCCCCGTCTACGAGCAGTTCCTCAACGAGCTCACCGGCAGCCTGTTCGGCGACAACGGCCGCGTGCAAATGGGGCCCATCAAGGGCATCGGCCGCACGACGCAGAAGGTGGCGCTGGACTACAAGGGCGACGCCAGCCGGATGAAGGACGTGTTGCGCTCGACGGTCCTGGTGGAATCGCCCCAGGAGCTCGAGGCGCTGGTCGCCGGCCTGGCGCAGCAGGGCCAGGTGACGGTCCTGCCTGGCGAGCGCAACACCCTCGCGGCGAACCAGCCGGGCGAGGACGGCTACATGGACTACAAGGTGAACGTCCAGCTTCCGTCGGGCGGCACCTACGAAATCCAGGCGATGCCCCGGGCCGCCTACGACATCAAGAACGGGATCGGCCACGACCTCCTTGAGGCGCGGCGGAAGATTGAAGCGCGGGCGGTGCGTGAGGGGCGGCTGCCGACGGAGGCGGAGGCGGCGGAAATCCGCACGCTTATGGAGCAGTCTCGGGCCGCGTATGCGCCGGGCTACAGCCGGTTCTTCGGCGCCAGCGGCACGCCGGACCGCGTCACGCTCGAAGCCGCCACCGGTCGGAACGAGCCGTCCGACTCAGCGACGACCGCGGCGACGCCATCCGGCGACACCCAGGCCCGTTCGCCCTCCCAGTCCCAGGGCCGCCAGTCGGGCCCCGGCCGGACCGAATTGCCGATTCGCTTTTCCACGGGGTCGATTGTACGCCATCAACAGGTGACTACGCCAGCGGGCCGTACCCTGCGGGTGGAGCCCCAGGTAGTCGAAGCGGATCAACTGATTACGTCAGATGCCGCCGAGTACCCGGCCGCCATGCAGCCGCGGGACCGCAGCCGCCAGGCCAGCCGGGCCCAGGTGGAGGGCATCGCCAGCAAGCTCCAGCCGGAGCTCCTGGGCCTGACCCCGTCGGCCGCCGACGGCGCTCCGATCGTGGCCCCCACCGGCGTCGTGGAGTCCGGCAACGGCCGCGTGATGGCGCTGCGCCGGGCCATGGCCGCCTATCCCGAGCGGTACCAGGCCTACCGGGACTGGCTGGCGGGCCAGGGCTTCGACGTGGCCGGCATGCGGGCGCCGGTCCTGGTCCGGGTGCGGGCCGAGGACCTCCCGGAGTCCGAGCTCCAGCAGTTCGCGGTCGAAGCCAACCAGCGCACCAACCTGGGCATGTCGGCCACGGAGCAGGCCGCCGTGGACGCCCGCCTCCTCAACGAGCAGCTGCTCGGCGTGCTCGAGGACGGCGAGCTCACGGCCGCCGCCAACGCGCCGTTCGTGCGCGGCTTCTTGGGCCGGCTGCCCGCCTCCGAGCAGGCCAACCTCATCGGCGCGGACGGCCGCATCGCCGCCGAGGGCATCCGCCGGATGAAGGCCGCCATCATCGCCCGCGCCTACGGCGGCAGCGAGGAGGCCCAGGCCACCATCAACCGCATGCTCGAGTCCACGGACGACGACGTGCGGAGCATCACCAACGCGCTCACGCGGGTCGCGCCGCTGTACGCCCGCCTCCGCCAGGCCATCGACGACGGCGTGGTCCCGGCGCAGTTCGACATCGCCAGCGCCATCGCCACCGCCACGGAGAACGTGTCGAAGGTGCGCCAGGCCCGGCAGTCGCCGGCCGAGTTCCTGGCCCAGCAGGACATGTTCGCGGCCGACCAGGCGCCCATGGTCGTCTACCGGCTCATGCACTCGCCCGACCTCAAGCGGGCCGCGTCGGCCGAGCGCATCGTGGAGGCGCTGACCCACTACGCCACCCAGGCGCTCGAGCAGCGCAGCGACCAAGGTGCCTTGTTCGGCGGCGACGAAGTGGCGCCGGCCGACATCCTGGCGCAGACGGTGGACATCTTCCACGGCGGCCACCGCTTCGGCGAGGACGCTCAGGCAGCGCGGCCGGCCGGCGCCGGCATGAGCGAGCGGGCGCTGCGGGACATGGTCGGGACCATCACCGGCGGCTGGACCAACGGCCCCCGAATCGTCATCGCCAGCAACGCCGGCGCCCTCCCGACCCGCGTGCTGCGAAGCCTGGGCCCCGACATCGAGGGCGCCTACGAGCCCAGCACCGGCACCGTCTACATGGTCGCCAGCAACATCGGCGGCCCGTGGCGCGCCCAGGAAGTCCTGGCCCACGAAGCCATCGGCCACTACGGCATGGAGCGGCTGTTCGGCGCCCGCTGGCCGGCGCTGCTGGCGGACGTGGCCCGGCTCGCCGAGCGGGACCCCATCGTCCGGCGCCTGTGGCGCAGCGTCGAAGCCGAATACTCGATGGACGGCCAGCCGCCGTCGCCGCGGGTCATGGCGGCCGAGACGATTGCCCGCCTGGCCGAGCTCTCGCCGAAGCACCCGCTGACCGCCAAGGTGCTGACCTGGTTCCGCGAGGCGCTGCGGCGCCTGGGCTTCCGCATCAACCTCTCGCGCACGGACCTGGTCGGCTACCTGCACCAGGCCGCCCGCGGCCTGAGCGGCGAGGCCTCGGCGACGACGAGCTCCGGCGAGTTCGTCTCCTTCGCCGCCCGCCCGCCAGACGACGTGAGCTTCTACGGGATGGACAGCGCCGGCCTGGAGCGCGAGCTCGAGCTCGCCCGCGCCGAGCGCGACGCCGCCAAGGCTGCCGGTGACCAGCGCGGGGCTCGCGCCTGGCAGGACCGGGCCCGCGCCATCGCCAACTTCCGCGGCAAACTGCGGTCCGCAGCTGACCGTCGCAGCGAGCAGCGCGAGCGCGATGTCCAGCGCCGGGCCGAGGCGGAAGCCGCCGCCGCCGCCCAGCGCGCCCAGCTGGACAACCTGGGCCGCCCGCTGCCGCCGGCGATGCAGGGGGTGGACCTGTTCGCCCAGGGCGCCGGCGCGCAGACGGGCCCGACCATCGAGCAGCAGGCCCAGGCCACGGAGGCGGCCGGCTTCAACCTCGAGCCGATGGAGGGCCCGCCGCGGCAGTCGCAGCGCGACCTGTTCGCCGCCCGCCGGCGCGTGGCCGCCGGCGACATCGGCGCGCCCGGCGCCACCATGGACCTGTTCGCCGCGCCGACCCTGCCAGCGCCCGCCATCCGGTCGCTGTTCGTGGACCAGGCCGCCGGCAAGTCCACGCTCCGGCCGACCGGCGTTTTCCGGCACGGCCTCGAGACGGTGAAGGATTCCCTGGACGCGGCGCGCTTGGTCGCCTCGCTCCGCAAGAGCGCGGTCGAACAGATGCTTGCCGTGGTGGTCGATTCGACCAAGCGGCCCATCGCCGTGCTCCGCAACAGCATCGGGGCCATCGACCAGGCGGGCGTCTACTTCGCGGAAATGGCGAAGTCTCTGGCGCTCATCCCGGGCGCCGCGGGCTTCCACATGGTCCACAACCACCCGAGCGGCGACGCGAAGCCGAGCGACGCGGACCGCCTCGTCACGCGCCGCATGAACAACGTGTTCGCCGGCACTTCGACGCCGCTGCTGGGCTCGTCGGTCGTCACGCCCAAGGACATCGGCGTCATCGCGGTCGGCCAATCCTCGTCGCGCTATGCCGACCTGGAGGCCTACGTCGAACCAGACGCCATGACGCCGCAGCGGCGCAAGCGCGAGACGCCGCTGCTGGAGCGCACGCAGCAGCGGCTCAATTCCAAGCCGCGATGGTCGGTCATCAGCCCGGACAGCGCGAAGTGGCTGGCCGACATGTGGAAAGACGCCGTGAGCCAGGACGAGGTCGGGCTCATGCTGTTCGACAATCGCCACCGGCTGCTGGCGGTTACCGCGATCCCGCGACGCCATGCCGCGTCGGTCAAGAACCCGATCCCTGACAGCGGCGCCGCCGTGGTCATGCGCGCGGTGGCCGAGCGCAACGCCGCCGCCGTCATCCCGTTCGGCACCAACGAGGACGCCGTCACGAACGTCGCGGGTTTCCTGTCCGCGGCCGACGTGCGGGCCATCGACGGCCTGGTCACCGACGGCCCGAGCGGCACGACGACCTCGCTCATGACGACGACGCGCTGGCCGCCGGAGGCCTACGCCGCCCGCGCCTGGCACGGCAGCCCCTACCGCTTCACGAAGTTCGACCTGACAAAGATCGGCAGCGGCGAGGGCAACCAGGCCTACGGCTGGGGCCTGTATTTCTCGCGGGTGCGCGGGGTCGCGGAGAGCTACCGGGACAGTCTCTCCAAGATGATCGCCGGCCATTTCGTGAAGGACGGCAAGCGGGTCACGAAGCGCGATATTTGGAAGATGCAGTCCACCGCGCCGAACGAGCTCCGCGACTTCCTGGGGCGGCCCGAAATCGCCAAGGCGCTCGAGAACGGCAACCGCGACAAGTTCCTCGCCCTGGTCGATGCGGAAGCCACCGGCCAGCAGAAGCAGGCCAGTCGGTTCCGCGAGCGCGCCGAGGATTCGCGCAACCGGCCGCCGCTGGCTGCGACCTACACGCCCGAGGACTACGACCGCATGGCCGCGTGGGCCCAGGCCCGCGCCGATGCCGCGCTCCAGTTCAAGGCGCAGCTGCAATACAGGGTCGCCGAGTCCTCGGGCGCGCTGTACGAAGTGGACATCCCGGACAGCGCCATCGAGGCGATGCTGGACTGGGAGGCGCCGCTGGCCCAGCAAACCGACGCCGTCAAGAACGTCGCCCGCGAGCTCCTGAAAAGCACGGGGTACCTGCGGCCCGACGAGAACGGCCCGCGCCAGCTGCTTGCGGCCTGGCGCTCCTACGCGATGGAGCGGGGCGGGATGGCCGACGGGGACCGCGGCTCCACGCTCTACCTGGCGCTCATGCGGCAGATGGCGCCGGCCGAACCGCCGTCGCCGGACGGGGTGCCCCGCGGATGGGGCGCCGCCTACCGCGGCGACGAGGGCGCGCCAGTCGCCAGCAAGCACCTGGCCTCGCTCGGCATCCCCGGCATTCGCTACCGCGGCGGCAGTTCGGGCGCTGGCAACGTCGTCGTGTTCGATGAGGCGCTGGTCACCATCCGCGCCATCAACGGCGAGCCGCCGGTCACCGGCCCCGACCGCGAGGAGCTCCTCGCCAGCGTGAGCCCGCCGGCCGCGGCCCGCCGCCGCTCCGTCACGTCCACACCCGCGTTCCGCGAATGGTTCGGGACCAGCAAGGTAGTCGATGCCGACGGTGAGCCGGCCGTCGTGTATCACGGCACGGCGCGCCCGGACCGCGTCGGCACCCGGTTCCGCAAGGACCGCGCCACCGCCGGCCCGATGTCCTACTTCACCGACGAGCCGACCGTCGCCAGCAACTACGCCATTGGCAAGGAGGACACCAGCCTCGCCGACACGGCCAACTACGGCGAATGGTTCAAGGTGAAGCTCAAGGGCACGCGCACGCCGCGGCCTCTGCCGGCGCTGTGGTGGGACCTCACGCCGGAGCAGCGCGCCACCGTCATCGACCGCATGCCGCGGATCGGGTACCAGGACCCCGACAACGGCACCGGCCCCATCGTCCTGCACGACGATGACAACGGCATCGCCTCGCGCGACCACTACGAATGGACCCTCCGCGAAAAGCGCGGCAACGCGCTCGATGCGCTGGTGGACGTGTGGCTCGACTCCGGCGCGATGTTCGGCGAGGAGGAGAAGTTCCTGGACGTGCTCAAGGCGGCCGGCATCGACACCGGCCGCGTCAACTACGAGCACCCGAACGCCAGCTATTCCGCCGTCTACCCCGTGTTCCTGCGGATCACCAAGCCCTTCGACACCCGGGACGATGCGGCGCGCCCGGAGATTCGCCGGGCGCTTGAGGATGCCGCCCGCCGCAAGCGGGCGCCGCGCGATGCTGGGATGTACCCCTGGGACAAGCGCAACGTGGGGCCGGCCGAATGGCTCGATAAGCTCAATGCCGACATGCGCGACGGCACGACCTATGCCTGGACGGTCGTGCCGGACTGGGTCACCGACACGCTCAAGCGCCTGGGCTTCGACGGCATCAAGGACACCGGCGGCAAGAACGGCGGGCCCGGTCACGTCGTCTGGATTCCCTTCGAGGAGAACCAGGTAAAGAGCGCGACCGGCAACCGCGGCACGTTCCGCAGCGACTCCAACGACATCCTGGCGTCCCGCCCGCGTCAGACGCCGCGGCCAATCACCGGCCCCGACGGCAGGCCGCTGGTCATGTACCACGGCAGCCCGCAGGAGTTTGAGTCCTTCAAGGCTGGCCGGGTCGATAGCATTTTCTTCACCCCGGACCGCGAGTACGCGCGCAGCTACGGTCGCAACGTGAAGCGCGTGACGCTCGCCGCGCGCAAGCTCGCCGACCTCACCGACCCTGGCAGCGAGGCCTACGCCCTGGCGGTGCAGACGTTCAACAACAACGGCGGATGGCCGGCCGCGAACGCCGACTACTGGGAGGACGCCCGCGACGCCGGCCGGACCAACCCGACTTTCGACCCAGCCCAGGACCTCACGTTCGAGCTCTACGACTTGCCGGACACCGGCGTCGCGGAGGCGCTGGCCGCGGCCGGCTACGACGTGACGAAGCTCCAGGAGCGCGACGGCATCGACTCCTACGCGGTGACCGACCCCGAGCTCATCACCGTGGACGGCGAGCCGCTGGCGTCCCGGATGAACCGGGAGGCGGCCGGCCCGACGGTGCAGCAGCAGCCTCTCCCGATGGGCGGCGGCGGCGACGGCCCCGGCTACCAGGGCCAGCGGCCCGAGCGCGTCCAGGCCGGCGGCGGCGACTACTCGCTGCGGCAGTACGGCTCCCTCACCGACCAGGAAGTCCGCACCCTGGCCGGCGTCATCGAGAGCATGGACGCGCCCATCGAGGCGCAGCGCCGGGGCGAGCGCGGCTGGGACGTGACGGAGCAGGCGGCGCTCAACATGGTCCGCAACCAGCTGGGCATCACGCTCGAGAGCTTGGTCGCGCGGGCGCCAGGCTCCACCGCGAACGCCGAGCAGCTGGAGGCGTATGGAATCATCGTCGCAAACGCGACGCGCCAGGTGCAGGAGCTCGCCACGCGCGCCGCCTTGACCAACAGCAACGAGGACCTCCTCGCGCTTCAGGCCGCGAAGGAGAAGCTGGGCATGCTGGTCGCGCCGGCGATGGGCTTCCGCACGGAGGCCGGCCGGGCGCTCAACATCCTCAAGAAGATTTCGGCCAGCAACCAGACGGCCGAGGGGCTGCTGGCGGAAATGGGCGACGGCTCCACCCAGGCGCTTCGCGACTTCGCCAAGCGCGTCGCCAACGCCGACAACCTGGACCAGGTGATCGGGGTCACGCGCGCCGCCTACGCGCCGACGTGGTGGGACAAGTTCTACGAATACTGGATCAACGGCCTCCTCTCCGGGCCGACCACGCACGCGGTCAACGTCGTCAGCAACGGCATGTATCGCGTGCTCGAGGAGTCCGCGGCCCTGGTCGGCGCGGCCACGTCGCGCGATTACTCCACGCGCCAGGTGGCGGCACGCCTAGCCGCCATCCCCCACGGGGTCATGCTCGGCCTCAAGAACGCCGGCCGCGCGTTCGTCACGGAGGAGGGCCAGCTGGACCCGGCCGACAAGATCGAGGCCGCGCGCCAGCGCGCCATCGGCGGCCTGGCCGGCAAGGTGATCCGCGTGCCGGGCCGGTTGCTCCGGTCGGAGGACGAGTTCTTCAAGGCCATCGCCTACAACGCGGAGCTCGCGGACATCGCCATGGGCGAGGCGCTGCGCGAGGCGCCCGGCGATCCGATGCCGGCTTTCCACCGGATCATGGGCGACATCATGAACCGGCCCGAGGCGGTGAAGCGGGCGCGGGACGCGGCGCGGCGCGCCACCTTCACGCAGCCCCTCGGCAACCTGGGCCAGCTGGGCACGTTCTACCTCAACAAGTCCAAGGTCGGCCGGCTCATCGTGCCCTTCGTGCGGACCCCGGCGAACATCCTCAAGGCCGCCATCGACTACACGCCGGCCGGCATCGCCCGCGAGGAGACGCGGAACATGCTGCGCGCTGGTGGCCGGGACGCCGCCATCGCCCGGGGCCGCATGCTCATCGGTTCGACGGTGATGGTGGCGACCGTGTCCCTGGCCGCCCAGGGCATCCTCTCGGGCGCAGGCCCAGACGACCCGGAGGAGCGGCAGCTGCTCGAGCGCACCGGCTGGCAGCCGTACAGCGTGAAGGTCGGCGGCAGCTGGGTCCGCTACAACCGCTTCGAGCCCTTGGGCATGCTCATGGGTGTGGCCGCCGACATGTACGAGCTCGGCCGCTACGTCACCGCCGGCGAGCTCGAGCGCATCCCGGCGCTGCTGATTTCGTCCCTGGCCCTCAACCTGGGCGACAAGACGTTCCTGCGCGGCGTCACCGACTTCGCCGAGGCCTACACCAACCCGGAGCGCAAGGCCGCGTCCTGGGCGCAGAACATGGCGGCCAGCGTCATCCCGGTCGCCGCCGGCCAGGTGGCCCGCGCCAGCGACCCGTACCTGCGCGAGGCCCGCACGCTCACCGACAAGGTCCGCGAGCGCATCCCCGTCGCCCGCGAGCAGCTGGCCCGCCGCGTGGACATCGCCGGCCAGCCGATGACGCAGAAGCAGGTTGGCCTGGGCATCCCCATTCAGGCGAGCGCGCAGCAGGACGACCCGCTGGCCGAGGCCATGCTCCGGCTGCACTTGCCGAAGCGGAAGCCGGACCGGCGCATCTACGGCGCCGAGCTCACCGACGGCGAGTACGAGAGCCTGGCGACCTTCATGGGCCAGGCCCGGTGGAACGTGCTGACGCCGATGGTGTCCAGCCCGCAGTTCAAGGCGCTCATGGCGGGGAACCCGGAGGCGGCGCGTGCGATCCTAAACCGCCAGTTCGACATGGTCAGCGACCAGGCCCGCAAGGCCTGGCTCATCCGTAACCCGACGGTCCTGAGCAAGGGGCTCACGGAGCGTTCCCGCCCCCGCGCCATCGGGGTCGATTACCTGCCACAGCGGTGAGGACGATGGACGCCACCGAGAAAATGGTCATCGAGCTTGAGCGCCGGCTGGCGTTCACCGACGTGAAGCTGGCGCGCCTGGAGGCCCAGCTGGAGCTTGTGGGGCCGCAGCTGGCCGGGCTCACCGCGGCGGTGACCACGCTCAACAAGACCGCATCCGAGGGCCGCGGCATCGTCATCGCGCTCTCGCTGGTGGCTTCGGCGGCGGGGGCGCTATTCTTCGCCGTCGGCAAGCAGGTGCTCACAATCATACTGGGGACGAAGTGATGCCAGTAATTCGTCAGCAATTCGGCGTGCCCTCGCGCACCATCACCGCCGCCACCCTGGCCGGCATGTTCGCCACGTTCCTCACGGAGCTCATCCTCCAGGCCGGCGTGGAGCTTCGGCCGACCCTGGCCCAGGCGTTCTCCGTGTTCCTTTCGGGCCTGGCCGGCTACCTGGTCAACGAGCCGAATTGGGTCCGGGTGCCGCTGTCGGAGCGGGACCCGCCTAGCGATGAGCACGAACAGGGCGGCCCGTGATCGAAGCAGCCGCGGTCCGGGCCCTGCTGGCCCGAATCCCTGCGGCGGCCTGGCTCGCTGTGATCGGTGCCACGGCTGCTTTCGGTGCCTGGCAGTACGTTCGCTCGTTGCAGGCCGAGCTCGCCAGCCGGGACCAGCGCCTCGAGCAGATGGCCGGGGCCCTGCGGATCATTCAGGACGCGGCGGTGGCCGCGGAGGGTGTGCTCGATGATCGCGACGCGGAGCTTGCGCGCCTGCGCCGTGCTGGCGCTGGGACTGTGCGCCGGGTGCTCTACTGCCCCGACCCTGACGTGCCCGCCGCTGCCGCCGGCGGAGCTCCTGCGGCCGGTGACGCCGGACGGCCGGGAGCGGCTGGACCGGACATTCGGGACATCGGCCCCCTCATCTACGGCCTCGCCGACGACTACGACCGGCTCGCCGTGAACCACAACGCCCTCATCGACTACACCCGCCGGATGGACCAGGCATGCCGAAAGCCAAGCCGCTGACGCTCCGCTACTTCACCCGGGCGGAGTTCCGCTGTAAGCATTGCGCCATCGAGCGGATGGACGACGAGTTCCTCCGGCTCCTGGACGAGCTCCGCCACCGCTGCGGCTTCCCGCTGCCGGTCACGTCCGGCTACCGCTGCCCGGTCCACAACCAGCGCGTGAGCTCCACCGGCCCCGACGGCCCGCACACCTGGGGCCGCGCCGCGGACCTCGGGGTGTCACGGCACCGCGCCTACGACGTGCTCCGGCACGCCCTGGCCCTGGGCTTCACCGGCATCGGCGTCCAGCAGAAAGGCCCCACCCGGTTCATCCACCTGGACACGCTCACGGAGCAGGAGGCGGCCCCGCGGCCGACGGTATGGAGCTACTGACCGACCTCCGGCAGTACGCCGGCAACGTCGCGGCATGGTGGCGCGGCTGGCGGCGCTTCGGCGAGATTGGCCCCTGGAAACCGAAGTACGGGCCCCGGAAGCTGCGCTGGCTGGCGCTCTACCTGTTCAACATCGGGGCGAACGTCGTGCTGCTTGCCGGCCCGGTGCAGCCGATCAGCCGGACCGCCCACGATCACCGGGACGGCGCGGTGTGGGACGCGATCCTGGACGTGATCGAGCGGCGCGACCCGGGCCACGGGGCGGCTGCCATGGGCCCGCTGTGGGGCACCCGGGAGCCGCCCCTATGGGTCAGGATTGCGGTGCCGGTGACGTGGGCGCTGCTGGCCCTGGGGCTGGCCCTGCTGGTGCGCGCCACCCGGGGGTAGATGTTCCACGGGGAACATGCGGCGCGAGCTCGGACCAAAGCGCGTCGATGGCGACCAGGGCGCGCTCGAGCTCAGGCGCCTCGAACCAGCTGAAATGGCAGTCCCGGAACGGCACCCCGAGCCGCCGGGCGAGCGCCTTGTAGGCCCCTTTCCGCGGCAGGTAGCCGTGTTTCCAGAGCCCGTCGAACCGCGCGTGGCAGGCCCGGCGCAGGTCCCGCGTCCGGCCGTCGCCCAGGGTGCCCATGGGGCGGTCCGTGCCCTTGTGGCAGCCCACCCAGGCCTGACAGTAGGTGCACCGCCAGAAGTGCGCCGCGGCCAGCCGGGGCAGGTGCGGGTACACCTGGGCGCCGGTCGCGAGCTCCGCGGGGTCGCCGCAGTAGGGGCAGGTGGGCGCCATCAGTCGTCCCCCAGGAGCCGGCGGGCCCGGACCCGCAGCAGGTAGGCGACCGTGGCCCGGCCGACGCCGAGCTCGGCGGCCAGGTCCTTGAGCCGGGTCCCAGCCCGGTGCCGGCGGGCCAGGTCCGTCACCTGCTCGTCCGTGTAGCGGTAGGAGGGGTTGCGGGACCCCAGCTTGGCGGCGCGCATCTTCGCCCGCGCCTCCGGCGTGGGTTCCCGCTTCACGGGTACAGCCGGCAGCGCGTCATGCCGCCGCCCGGGGCCGAGTACCAGCCCACCAGCGGGTCGGGGTGCTCCGTCGGCTCCGTCAGGCGCGTGGAGCCGCACCACAGGCCCGCTTGGGGCCGGCCCATGACGTAGGCCGCCCGCATGGTCGCCCAGTCCAGCGGCGCCGCTCTGGACGGTCGGACGTGGACCAGCGCCTCAAACGCTTCCTCGCCGAGGGTCCTGGCCCGGCCGATGGTGCCGGCCTGGGGCCAGCAGAGCTCCACGTCCACCGCCAGCGCCCGCGGTCGTGGCTGGGCGTTGGTTTCCCACAGGTCCATGAACACCCCGGGGTCGTACTGCATGCCGGCCAGGAACCGCTCGAGCCGGCCGGTGACGGTGAACCGCTGGCCGGTGCCGCGGTCCTGGAGGCAGACGACCCGCCGGGCGCTGTCGGCGCTGACCAAGAACCTCCAGTCGTCCTCAATGCCGGCCCAGGCCGGCAGCAGGTTGAGCGCCTTGAACGTCTCGACGGCGGCGATGGCCTGCCAGTACGGCGAGGGGCCCGGCTGCGCGGCCGGCGCCGTCTGGCCGGGCGCCCGCAGCGAGTAGAGCAGCGCAATGATGGCGAGGGTGATGGCGAACGCGAGCACGCGGAACGGTCGGGAAACCTTCATGGTCGTCCTCCTGGTTGGATGGATGCCCTGCCGACGGTGCGCCCCGGGCCAGGGCGGCCTCCTCAGTCACCTAGCCGCGTCGGCGCGCGGCGCCCGGCCCTATGCTGCGGCCGGCGGGGACTCGTCGCCAAGCCCGGCGTCGTTCAGCCAGGCCGCCGTGTCGGGGTCGGCGGGCGCCGGCGCCGGCTCCTGGGCGGGCGCCTCGGCTGCCTCGGCCTTGGCCCGCCGGGCGGCGAGGGCCGCCTTGGCCTCCTCCGTCCGCGAGCGCGGGGCCTGAGCCGGCTCGGCCACCGCCACGACCTCGCCCTCAAGGATGCGCGCCCCCTCGTCCGGGTCGTAGACGCCGGCGAAGCCGAACGCCACGCGCGCCGCCTGGATCATCGCCTTGTGCCGGAGCATCCGGCGCGGCCATTGCTTCCAGGGATCGGTCCCGCGCTTGCACTCCGAGAGCCACTCCCGCACCCGCGTCGCGTGCGCCCGGTCCTTCCGGTAGATGACGCACTCGCACCAGGCGCCGTCCTCGGCCTCGAGGAATTCCAGGCCGTCGAAAGCGGGGTGCTCGTTGATGATCCGCGACCAGCCGTCCACGGACAGGATCGGCACGATGCCGCCGCCCTTGTCGGGGAAGGCGTAGAGCTCGCGGGTGAACGGGTTGAGCCCGTACTGGTTCGCGGTGACGCACAGCGCGAGCAGCTGCTCGTCGGTCACCTTGGCGGCCTTGAAAGCCACCGTCTTGAGCGACTCGATGAACACCTGGGACCGCTGCGCGCCCATGCGGTTAGCGAGCGCATCCAGCGGCGACACGCGCTGCTGGCCCTGCGGGCGGATAGAAACTTCACTCATCGCTGCCACCTTTCTTGTTGACGAAACGGATGTCCATTGCGGTGCTGGGCTCCACGACGTAGCCCTTGCGCTTCACCAGCTTGCGCCGCAGGACCTTCCCGTCGGGGAATTCCAGCGTGGCGGCTTCGCCCATGAAGTGCAGCAGGTGGGCCAGCGCGCCGTCGGCCACCTGGTCGTATGCCTTGGCCCGCTCGCGGGCCTCGTCGTAGACCTGACGCCAGGAGCCGAGCTCGGGCGGCGCCTCAAGCGCGCGGCCGTCGGTGCCGGGGTAGGCCCGGCGCAGCGCCGCCAGCGTGCGCCGCGACTGCCAGTCCGGGTCCGGCGGCGTGCCGTCCAGGACCCGCTGCCAGAAGGCGGCTTCCGCCTCGGCAATCTGCTGTTGGAGCTCCGCGTCCGCCGCAATGGTGTAGACGCGGAAATCGCTGTTGCCGATGAGCACGGCCAGGTCCGCCACCGGCAGCCCGGTCACGGCCATGTTGTGCTGCACCTGAATCAGGTAGGGCAGCGGCACCTGGTCGGTGCCAGGCTCGCCCCACTCCGGGCCGCCCATGCGGGCAATCTTCCCCTCGTACAGCCGGCCGCAGGCGGTGATGCCGTCCGGCGTACAGAGCATCCAGGGGCGGTCCGGCTCCGGGTGCCGCAGCGTCTCGTTCTTCGCCGTCACGGCGCGGCCAGTCTCGCGGGCGTACTCGTCGCGCACGACCGGCTCGAGCAGCTGGCCCCAGCGGAGCCAGGGCGCATCGCTCTCCTCCGCCAGCGGCGCCCGCTTGACGTGGTAGAGCTCAAAGGCGGTCATCCAGGGCGAGAGCCCCAGGGCCGCCGCCGCCTCGCTGCCACCGATGCCCCGGTGGCGCAGTTCGCGCTGTTCAATGCTTAGCATCGCTGTCCTCCTCCTTGGCCGCCTGGCGACGGCCCTCCTCATACGCCGCCTGGACGACGGTGAGCGCCTCGTCCAGCGGACCGTTGGTAATGCCCGCCATCATGCCGCCGGCGGTGAGCACGCCGAGCGTGTCCTCCACCTCGTTGCTGTCCTCGTCAGCAGCGCGCCGGCCGACGACCTCGGAAATGATGCGTTCGATGGTGGCCCGCCGGATGTTAGTGGGCACGTTCGCCCCCCTCCATTTCCCGCAGGCTCGCTTCGGCGACGGCCTGGCCGACCGCCATTTCGCGGAGCGCCGCGTCGGCGTCGGACCCGTTGAACGCCAGCATGGCGCCCAGCATGTGCGCGACGGCCAGGATGTCCTGCTCCACCGTCAGCGGCGAACGCTCGAGGCGGCCCGCCAGCGCGGTGATGAGCCGGAAGAACGTTTCCCGGTCCTGCTCGGTGTAGCCGACGACGCAGGACCCCGCCGCCTCGAGCCGCTGGCGGATCGCCGCCTGCATGTTCTCCTCGCTGGTCATGCCTGGCCCTCCTTCTGGCGGATGCTGGTGGCGCTGGCGATGTCGTAGGCCTCGCCGACGATGTGGACCAGGAGCTCGCGGGTGACGCCGCTGGCCTCGGCCACGGTCACGGTCGCGGTCAGCAGCCCCGTGAGCATCACCTTGGCCCGGATCGTCGGCGAGGCCTGCTCGAGCATCGCCTCGATGGTCCGGGCGCCGTGCCCGATGAGGCTCATGGCGAGCGCCTTGGAAGCGCGGGCGCCCTGCTGGTCGGTGAGTTCGGTGGCGCTACTCATCGGTGGGCACCTGGTAGGCGCCGGCCGCCGCGTCCTCGATGGCGACGCCGGCCGAGAGCGCGCCGACCAGGGCGTCCTGGCTGGCGAGGGTGGCGCGGATCGTGTCCGCGGCAACGTGGGCGAGGGCCGCGGCCTTGGACTTGGCGCGGATGAGGCGGTCCTCCTGCGGCCCGGTGACGCGGCCGACGGTGACCAGGTAGATGCGGTTCGATGCCATGCTGTCAGTCTCCTGCTGGGGTTGTGGTGTCAGTCGCGGCGGACATCCCTAGCCCGCGCCAGGTCGTCCGCGATTCGGTGCTCGTCGTCGCCGCTGCGCGGGACGGGGTCGTCGTACTGCTCGGCCTGGGCGTCGGCCCGGTCGGCGAGCGCGGCCTGGGCTTCGCGGTACACCTGGGACCAGAAGGCGTGGTCGCGCATGAGCGCGTCCGGCTCCGGGAACATGATGACCGCCACGGTGTAGCCGGCGTCGGCAACCAGGCTGGCGGAGCGCAGTTCCAGGGCGCGGCCGTAGCAGTCGCCGGCGGCCTCGTACTGCACCGGCAGGGCCAGCCCGCCGATGCTGACCGTGGCGATGCCGCGGAAGGTGATGGCGCTCATGACCGGCCCTCCGCCTTGGCGATGGCTGCGCTAAGAATCTGCGCCGCGCGGCAAGCCGCGTTGAAGCCCTGCTCGGAACCGTAGTACGCGGTTCGCACGCACGGATCGCCACGCCCGCCTTCGATTCCCTCACCGGCGGCTGTTGACAACCCCCGCGCCTGCGCGAGCGTTAGCGTGATGGTTACGGTTGCGCTCATGACCGGCCCTCCGCCTTGGCGATGGCGGCGCGGGCGTCCACGAACGCGGCCCGGTAGCGCGCTTCGGCCAGCGCCCACGAATGGGAACGGTCGCACGGATGCGACTGGTACGCCTGCGTGGCATCGACCACCTCGCGCAGCGCGGCGAGCAGGTCGGGCGCGGCGGCGGCCAGGCGCAGACTCGCCGCGAGCTCGTCGCCGCACACGGTCCGGTTATTGCCACCGCTGGCGATGCTGTTGCCGTAGCCGTTGCGGAGCACCTTGCCGTCCGTGGTCCAGGGCGTCCGGGTGATGTTGGCGTTGCTCATGCCGCGACCTCCACCTGCTTGAGCACCGTCCGCACGACGCTCTGCTCCCAGGCGCCCAAGGTGACGCTCCCGTCGGCCGCCGGCAGGCAGTTCGCGATGGTCCGCAGCGCCACCGCCGCCGCTTTCAAGGCGCCCATGCTGTCCTTGCCGGGCTCCACGTCGCCGACGGGCAGGCTGGGCGCGTTCACCAGGTCGGCCGCCTCGAGGCGCGCCGCCCGCGTGATGAGCTCGTTGCGGTAGTAGTTCGGCACCAGGGCCAGCAGCCGCTCCGTCGGGTTCTCGTCCCCGGCGTACATCGTCGTGATGGCGACCAGCGCCAGGACATCGGCCAGCGGGACCACAACCACCTGGGTCGTGGGCACGCCGTCCTTCATGCCGCGGACGATGGTGCGGCGGTAGATGCTGCTCTCAAACGTGAACATGGCTTAGACCTCCTGCTCGGCGGCGTCCAGGATTGCCTTGGCCGCCTTGGTGATTCCAAACGTGCGACCAGCCCGCCGGAACGTCCGCAGCTGGCGCTTGCGCGCCGGGCCCAGGACTTCGACGGTGCGGTCGGCCAGGGGAACGTCCAGGACCCGGACGCCACCCTCCGTGATGGCGACGATGTGCCGGAGCTTGGTGCCCACCTGGCCCTCGAGCCCGTGGGCCCAGCG